GTACTTCTGTTCGTACTGTTCTTCCATTTCCGCTTTGAGCTTTTCTTCAAGCTTCAACCGCTCGCGCTCCATCCGCTTCTCAAAGGCCGTTTTCTCCTTGTCAGAAAGCGGTGGTAGATCGTCTCCGGTTTCCGTTTCGGAAGTCTCTACGGTGCTTTCCTGCTCGTCTGCTGTCGTGTCTTGCTCTTGTTCCTGTTCCTGCTGGTCTTGATCTTCGATTTCTTCCTCGATAATCTCGACCTTTGCTGCTTCTTCGCTCTGTAGCGCGGCATCCGCCACAAGTCCGCCCGATTCTTTCAACTCGCGAAACGTGTCCCTATCCATGCTTCAAACCTCCTAATTTTGAGTAGCGGCATCCCACTCGTACGCCCGTTGGTACTTTCACCATGTCAGCGCCTAGCGCGAATACAGAAAAGGCCACCCCTACGACTAGGAATGGCCTGCTATTTATGCAATTAACACTTGCGGCCTCCGCCGCCCTTCTTCTTTCCACCTTTGCCCTTCATCGGTAGTATCCCTCCCTTATATGTTTCTTGAGTGTGTGTGTTTGATCTTTTGACCAATGACCACACGCAGAACATTGAGCGCCGCCCTTATGAAAAAATGTAAAGCCCTCGCATCGTTCACACACAGGCTGATTCATGACCTCGCGCCGCAGTTTGGGGTTAACCTGCATCTGCGAACGAATGTAGTCACCTACCAACGGATCACGGCTGAGAAAGTGCATCCAGTACGCTTCCTCTTTCGGGTCCATGAAGGTTGTTCGTTTGTCGTGCCTTACGGTGCTGATGAACCTGCTCATTGTCTCTTGCTGCTGCATCTGCCTACTAACCGACATTCGGCATACCTCCCGGCATCAGTTGTAACGGTGGTTGTCCGGGTATTGGCGCACCAGGCGGCATACCTGGTGGCATCGGAGGCATAACGGAATCATCGCTCAGCAGTTGCAGGCCCAAGTTATCCCGCATGAAGTTGCGATATTCCTGCCAGCTAATAACCGGCTTGCCTTCGATAATGAGCTTGGCGTTCTCGATCATTGTCTGATACTGGAATACCTTATCGCTCGGCAGTCCATCACCAATGTTTAGCATGAGATCGAATTCAGCCTCTCTCGTGACTGGAACGGTTTTCATGATTGGTTGTTCCATGTCGTCCATCATCGGCTGCTCGTCCTCGCCCATGACCGGTTCATAGTCCATCAGTTTCTTGATTGCATCCTCGCCCTCTCGTGCTTCAAGGTTGGGAGCCATGACCGGAACATTCTTCAGCGTGGCTGGGTCGATGAACTTATAATCCGGCTTGTCTCCGTTAATCCGAACCCACATCGGTTCATCCCAGTTCTCGATCATCTCGTCATAGAGTAATTCGAGAACCTTCGACCAACCTTGCTTCCACATCTTCGCCTTATGCAGAACGGACTTCTGTCCTTGCTGTACAAGCGCCATGATCGCGGATGCAGCCGTAATTCCTCCCGGCGCTTCACCACGGTTAACCTCTGGTCGTCCACTGATGATGTATGCTTCTTCAAACGCCTTTTCCCTGCGCTCGGGAACGTCACGCGAGATTGGCACACCAGGAACGACTGACCATGCGTTATGGTCCTGCATCGGTATTCGAAGTCCCGGCTTGTTCGTCCACTTCCTCATGTCGAAGCCCTTTCCGGCTCCACGCCCTACTACGATCTGCGGATTTCCCATGAGGCGAGCATTCATGCGTATTTGGTCGTCCAAGTCGTTGATAAGGTCTTGGGTAGGGATCAGCAGTTCGACGTCCCCTTGACCCCATCCTGTTCCCCTCTGCGTGTAGCAGGGGATTGCCACGAACGGGAACATATTGCGGCGTTGAAGCTTTTTGCCCTTCAACACATCCCGGCTATCTTCTAGCAGGATGTGATTCGCCACATGGACGCAGTAGATATCCCCGTTGTCATCTCTCAGATAGCATTCGATCAGCAGCGCCTTCTGGCTTGTGGCCGTCTCTACCTCGTCTGTTTTGAAGTTCGCTGTATCCAAGTCCGGATCGTACGGGCATGTCGTTTCCCTCTGGACGTATTTGCCCCACTTCGGAAACTTCTGCCTAATCCAACTCAGCGGACGCGGCACAGCATGAATGACAAACTCGCACTCTTGCAAGAGGTGTGCGGCGGTCCACTTCGGATCAGGGAAGAAATTGGCCGGTGATACGATCTCGAACGTTGGCAGCCCTCGACCGCCTAATGCCTGTTCATCGTGAAACACCTTGATAACCGTTGTGCCAAGCTCCAAGCGGTCATGCTCCGACAAATCCAACTTGACCGGGAACTGATTGCGTTCTAGCACAAAGTCCATCGCGTTCTGCACATCATCGCTGAACATATCGTCGCCAGGTTCTCGACCCTCGGCAATGGTGCTGAATGGCTTGTCCGTCAAGTCGCTTATCTGGCTCTCGATTATGGGATGGATGATGTTTGTTACGCTTCCCGGTTGGTCCGGTGACTGCGGAGCGTTCTGCTGGTTGTGCTTGTAATCGTCGTACATTGCCCATCGCGTCATGAGGTCCATTTGATCCTTGGCCTCGTATGACCCGCGAAATAACTCTTGTACGCGCTGCGCAAGCCTAGTCTGCTCTGCAGATTGCTGCGGCATCTGTCCGTCGATATTCTTCTCGTCCATAATGTCTACGGGCTTGTCCGTTGTCTTTGGCATGCTGTCACCTCCTACCGTAAATCAATCTTAACGATTATCTTCCCATCCTTAACAAGTTCCTCTACAACGAACGATAGCACTTCCTCTGTCGCCACTACTACCCTGTACTCGTTGTCACTGATGTATTTCACATCGTAATTCCGATCGACTACGGTATATATTTCATCCATCAAATAGCCTCCTATTGCCTACTCAGTGAGCTGCTGAGTGGATCGCGAGGATTCCACGCCCTCGTCGTCCCTCCACGTTGCTCACTGAGCTGCGCCTCGTACTGTAAATGCTCGATCTGCTGATTGAGTCCAACATTCTCGCGTTCCAGCCTCCCTATTTCCTCGACCGCTTGCTTATAGCTGTCCTCTAGCACGTTTACACGGTGCTGTAGGCTCACAACGTACTTTGCGAGGTAGAAGCTGCCGGAGAACAATACAACGGCTATAAGGACGCATAGGAGCGTTATGAGTGCGGTTATCATTCGTCTACCCTCCCCATTGGCTGAGCCATCCGTCATCCTCGTTGCGTTGCTCGTCCTGTATTTCGCTGATATGCCGGACATGACCATTAGACAACCTCACAAACGAGTCGCCTTTATTGTCATTTGCGACCTGCATCGGTACGATAATGTCGCCCATCCCCTTCGGATCAGGTCGGCTCATGAGTGCATAACGGCAAGATTCTGGCGCGTGATCCTCCACCTTGTCGCTCACGTCCTCGACGTTACGATCGTGGTGTATGAGCTGCGGCAATGTCCGTATCAGATTCGTGCATGTGCTGAATATGACCCAGTACGGCAGACCATCCGGAGCCATCTTCATGTACTCCCGCATGCGCGTCCATCCCTGTATGCGGTCGTTGTCGGCCTTCTGTAGCCACACGCCAGCATCAAGGAATATTTCCGCGATGCTCTCCCCCTGTACCTGTCCGTCACGACTCAAAGCAGTACCGCGCTTATGCCACATATCCGGAGAAGCAACGGTGTACTCGATGTCCTCGCCTTGCGATAGCTCCATAATCTTCTTCGCCACGTCAGAAGCGTTCGTCTGCGTGATGTACATCTCGCGGTAGGTGTATACCCGCATGTCATACACCGCATGCCAGTAGACCGCACAGGGATCGTTATAACCCCAGTCAATCGAGCAGAAGCGCATCCACGACTTCGGTATCTCTCTTGGATCGATAACGTGCGTGTCTCTACGCCACTCGCGGAAGTACTGACCGGCGAACACGTCCCAATTACCATGCAAAAAAGCCTCCCGTTGATCATCAGGGAGACTTTCGAGTGTTTCGACGTATTCTGGGTTCGATTCCATCAGCGCGTGGTTGTCATAAACCTTCGCCGGGATAAACACGTAATTGTCCGATTTCTCTTTACCCTTGTATTCACGGTCGATGAACAGTCGTTTAAACCATGCATGACCGATACCGCCAGGATTAGATGTGTAGTACATCCGAGGCTTAAAGTCGGTTCGTGTTGACCGGTTAGAAGTCTCGAAGAAATCACGCATAAACTCCGTGAAATGCGTCGCTTCTTCCAGTCCTATAACGTCGTACTCTTGTCCTTGATACTGGTATACGTCCTTGTCAGCGTCACAGTATCCCAACTTGATTCGTGATCCATTAGGAAACGTGAATGACTTGTCATCGTCCTTGTACTTTGCGAATCCATGCAGCTCACTCAGCAGTGGCAGCACATGGTTCTCTCTGAGTTCCGGTAACGTTCG